AAGGCGCTGAAGGCGAGATGTCCCACAGCGAAAACGGAACGGTCCGGTCGTACGAATCGGGTTCAGTATCCTCGTCCCTGCTGAAAAAGATCGCTCCCCACTGCGGGTCAGCGTATTCAATGGAGGTCCCTAATGAGGAATCAGACGGCTAACCAGAGAACTCTGTATTTTGCGAACCACCTGGGCATAGCGGATGTATTTGACGACAACGGCTATCGCACGGGTGAAACTGCGGACACCTGGACAACGCCGGAGAAAATCCGCTTAAACATCTCCACCGCCAAAGGCGAACTGGAGAATGAAGCATTCGGTGGATTCATTGATTACTCACGGACGCTCTTCACCACGAATATGGACTGTCCCATCAAGGTCGGGTCCAGGATCTGGATCAGCAAGGACCCTGCGAAAGGCGACCCGCATAACTACATCGTCGTACGAAAAGCTGATTCAAAAAATGCTCTAAGATACGCCATCAAGGAAGTCGATACGGCTGCGGATGGTACCGTAAATACAACGGGTAAAGTTAACAATGGAGATAGTAATCAATCCGCTTGATCCTGAATCAGTTCAGGCTGCGATTGCTGCGATAGAAGCATACAAGGAAAGCCTGGAGAAGAATCAGGAACGGCTGGTATATGCCGCGGTAAATGACGGAGCTATAGTAGCGAATCAGGTGTACTTGCAACACCCAGGTGATCATGGAACGGCGACAGCCAGCCCAATCACCAGCGGAAAAGAAGGTATCCTGCTTGCTACAGCGCCTTCCGGCGAGAACGGCTCCGAAATCGGGTTCATCGAATTTGGTACCGGCGTACATCATCCCGAATGGGATTCCTCGCAGGTGCCATACGACCCGCCGAAACATGGTACTTTCCCCGGCCTTGGTCAGGGAGCTGACCCCGGCTGGTGGTACTACGGTGGGTGGCCTACAGATGGTCGTGATCCCGCTTCCGCTATGCTGGCGGCAAGACAAACAATGATCGAATCAGTTTTAGATAACGCAAGGGAGGTATTCAGATCATGATTGATATTTACAGTCAGGTTTTCACAGCGATCTACAATGCTGTGAAGGCATCTGATGCCTATCCGAACGCTGCGGTAGAGGATGAATATCCCAATGCTCTGCCAGGATCCTTCCCGGCTGTCACGGTGGCAGAAACACGATACCTGAACGACAGAAGTTTAAACGATTCTTCAGATCGTGAGAAGTTCGCTCGTGTGCGGTACCGGGTGAGGATCTACAGCAACAAGCAAAGTACGAGAAAATCCGAAGCCAGAGCGATCTTCGCGATAACCGATGATGTTATGTGGAACTTAGGCTTTCGCAGGCAGGCGTACACAGCAACGCCGGAAATTTACAACTCTACAATATATGGTATCAGCGCCGAGTACGAATCCGTAGTGGATGAGAACGGTGTGCTGTACCGGAACCAATAAAACCCCTTTATTCTTCGAAAGGAGACTAAGCTATGTCTATGGCAACCCCGATCAGCACCTATCAGGCAACCCTGAAATATGGTGCGACCTCCAGCCCCTCCACCACCATTGACATCAAGTCCTTCCCGCAGATCCTGGCCCCCAGAACCGCGCTGGAAACGACCACGATGAGTGATGATGCAAGAACCTACATTCAGGGCATCCGTGAAACTCCCGATTCCTTCGATTTCACCTGCAACTGGGACAAGACCGTTTTCAATACGATCAATGCCCTCACCGCAGAGCAGTATTGCGAACTGGACTTCTCCGATGGTTCTTCGTTTAGTTGGAAGGGTTATATGTCCGCGTCCAACAACGACGGCGATGTCAATGCGGTAGTTGAGATGACCATCTCTGTCACTCCTACCACCGTTCCCGTATTTGCCGCCGGGACTTAATTCATGGGTATCCGGGGAGGGGAAGTTCCCCTCCCCTACCATATTAAAATCTATTGAGGAGAGATTTATAACATGGCTATCCAGATCAAGATCACTTACAAGAAAAACGAGTACACGCTTGAGTATACTCGGCAGGCTGCGGCTAATATCGAGTCGCAGGGATTCGACCTGGCGCAGGTAGGATCCAAACCGAATATCATGATTCCCCTGCTCGTCCAGGGTGCGTTCCAGAAACACCATCGCGGTATGAAGCGTTCGGAGATTAACGAAGTTTTCGAGCATGTGGCCGATAAAGTGAAGGAAGATGAATCCTTCCTCGGTGTTCTGATGGAGATGTATTCCGACACGCTGACAACGCTGACGGATGCAGCATCAAATGATGAGGGAAACGCGGCGACCTGGGAGGTTCTGAGGTAACTCAGCCGTCCCAGAGGCCTAAATATAAAGATGTCTTCGAGTCGTTCTGTCCATACTACATGTCGATGGGTATGACCTACGATGAGTTCTGGGAAGGCGATGTCTGCAGGACGATAGCCTACCGAAAGGCGAACGAGCTGACTCGGAGACAGCAAAATCAGTTCGCATGGTTGCAAGGCAGATATATCTACGATGCGCTGTGCGAAGCTTCTCCTCTCTTCCGTATGTCGTTCAGTCGAGGACGGATCTCCCCGGCAGACTACACGAAGGAACCGTATCCTATCACGGACGAAGAGAAGCGAGAACGAGAAGAACGACGGAAGAAAGCTGAGATGGAACGCCTGAAGGCGGCATTCATGCAGTTCGCTTCCGGTATTGCTAAGAAAATTGAATCACGGACACAGAGTGCCGAGAGCGCCAGTACCGTGGCAGAAAAGGAGAATGACGATGGCCACGGAGATAGACAGTCTACAAATTAGGATTGTCTCGAATGGTGAGAATGCGGCGAACGCGATCAGTCAGGTCGGTGCTGCCGTAAAAGGTCTGAGCGCAGGAAAGCGGGCAAACCAGACGGTCGAGTTCCTGAGACAGCTATCGGATACGATGGCTCGAATCAGGACCGCGTCTACCGCAGCATCTGCCATCCAGACACTCGCTAATGGTGTTCAGTCGTTGAAAGGTGTCGGCTCACTTACGAAGGTGGTCGGCAACATTCAGGCGATTGCACCGGCAATCAATGCGCTTCATTCAGCCGATCTTACGGGTGTGTCCGAGAAAATGTCAACGCTTGCCCAGGCTATGAGCCATATCAGTGGCTTAAAAGGTTTAACCAGCTTCGGGACGGCGATGAAATCATTAAAGGACCTCCCGAGCATCACTGAAAAGTTGACCCCGGAGGTCCTTTCTGATTTTGCGGATAAAGTACAGAGAGTCTCCGAAGCGGTAACCCCGCTGTCAAATAAGATGACCTCAGTCGCAGCCGGTTTCAAGGCCATCAACGGGCCTATCAGGCAGGCGAGTGAATCAACGAAGGATTTTGGTTCCGCTATTTCAAATATCAACATAGCGGCGATTATAAGCAACCTGAGAACGGGATATAACCTGATCAGGCGGATTCTCGAAGGCGTTATGAAACTTACCGACGATGTAGTCGATTTCGATGGTATCGTCGAGCGTTTCAGACGAGGTTTCGGTAATACAGCAAGTGAAGCATATTCCTGGATCGAGAAACTGAATCAGGAGATGGGTCTGAATGTACAGCAATTCATGCAGTACACATCCATCTTCGCTCAGATGCTGGAAGGTCTTGGTGTGGCTCAGAAGGATGCCACCCAGATGGCTATCGGATATTCAGAACTGTCCTATGATATCTGGGCGGCATATAACGATATCTTCGAGTCCTATGGCGATGCTGTATCCGCAGTCCAGTCGGCAATCGCCGGGCAGACCAGACCGTTGCGTAGGGCAGGTTTCTCGGTCCTGAATACGACGCTGGCTCAGACTGCCGCGAATCACGGTCTGGAAATAAGCATCCAGGGTGCTACCGAAGCTGAGAAATCCTACCTGCGTTACCTGAGTCTGGTTGATCAGGCCCAGGAGCAGGGAATCATCGGCACCTATGCCAAGGAAATGGAGACAGCCGAAGGCCAGCTAAGAACCCTCGGACAGATGTTCAAGTCCCTGACGCAGGAAGCTGGTAAATTACTGCTTCCTCTGCTGACGGTCGTAGTACCGCGCGTTCAGGCGGCGGTCAAACTCATCACGGAAGCCATCCAGAGATTGGCTGCTCTCTTCGGCGTGACGCTGAAAACGCCGGAATGGAGTAATTCCAGCGGATTCGCAGAAGCTGTCGAGGATGCAGAAGAAGCTGCCGAAGGTATCGAATCTGCGATGGGCGGTGCAGCAGGATCCGCGAAGGAACTGAAGAAGACACTGCTCGGAATCGATGAGATCAACCAGCTTAACGGAGCGAATGGCGGCTCCGGTGGTGGCGGTGGCGGCGGTGGATCGTCGGTTGTTGATGCTCTGAATGGTTATGACTGGGATGTATCGTCGCTGTGGACGGATGCGATATTCAAGAACATAAACAGCCAAGTGGATGAGATTACACAGAAGATTAAGGATTTCATCCCCACGCTGGAGTGGATTGCGGCTGGTGTCGCCGGTTTATCACTCGTCCCCCTGCTCGTTGATGCGGAAAAACTTAAAACCATATTTTCTACGATTGGTGAAGTTCTGCTGAATATCGGTTTGAACGTAGTTTTCACAGAAATGACGCTCCGGGCAGATTTATCTACCAACCCTGCGGAAGCCGTACTTGGTCTTGTAGGTCAGTGGGTAGCATCGGCCGGGACCGGACTCATGATGGCGAAAACTCTCGGTCTTACGAACAAGCAAGGCGCTGGCATCGGCTTCGCTATCGGCGCGTTCGTACAGATTGTAGTTACAGCTATTGAAGTTGCCCGCGGAAACGTAGATTTGTTCAGTGGCAACTGGTGGATACAGCAACTGTCCTCCCTCGCTATGGGCGCTACGGCAGGATTTATGTTAGGTGGTCCTACCGGTCTTCTGATTGGACTCGGAGTCACGCTTGCGATCCAGGTCGTGTCCACTCTCATCGCATGGGAGAATGGAGGCGCTGGTAAGGCCGGACTGAAAGAAGCATTCGGCGAAGGGCTTGGTCTTACGGATGAGGAAATTCAGCTATACGTTGAAAATATCATCCTTACGCCAAGGAAGGTAACCATCGGCGGCGAAGGCGTTTCTCAGGCAGATGCGATAGACATGCTTGCGCGAGTGAAAATCAATCTTGAGCAGGCAAAAGAAGATATCCAAACTTCTATGGCCGCTCTGGAGACGGATTTAACAAAACTGAGACTCGGTATCGCCGTAAACGATTCCACGCTTAGCGCGGATGTAAATAAGTATATTAGTGCAGTTCAGTCCTACATTGATAATACATATCAGGAAGGCGCGATCTCGCTATCCCTGCTTGGGATGGAAGATTCTAACCTTCAGGATTTCCTTGATGACTGGTATAAGGATGATCGGCTGTCAAGACTGACAAGCCTTCTGTCCGAGGTGGCAGCATCCGGTACAATGACCCTTGCAAATGGCTTTGAGTTTGAAATAGATCCTGCCCAGAAGGCATATGTGATCGCGGACCTGCAAAGACAGATTCAGGAAATCATCGATGAAGCAGCTCAACTTCGTTACGAAGCTCAGTTGACCGGTCTGGAACTTAGAACGACCGGAAATCTCAGCGGCGAAGAAATCGTCAGCGCTATCGAGGAAGCTGTCGGTATCGTAACC